AGCCTTTTAATTTTACCCTCAGCTATTTGGTTAAATTTTTCAGCAACGATCTTGTGATGTGATCCTTCAACAAAATCTGGCCACACATGTTTAACAAACTTCATGAAGTCATCTCTGATACCAGCCTCTTTCTTCTTTTCAGCGTGCTGAAGGTAAGTTTTCATAAACTCTTTTCTTACATCAGGCGGTAATCTTTTTATCTTTTCTAAATCTATTTTCATTTCAAAAAAATTTTCTGCAAAATTTTTTAGGATTAATTTTGAAACCTAGCAAGTATTTTATCCATATCTTTATACAAGACTTGGCATAAAGGGTATGTCTCTGGGACCCCTACAACTTGTACGTGTTCTATATTATTTTATTTGTTTGGAATTTGCAATGGCTCTGGTACCTCTATGCGCGCCGCCCGCAGGGCGGCGCACAGTTATAGTTAATCTAACAATACCATATATGCTTTGGCATTGTTTTTACGAAACCAATCTAAGCCACCTCGAACAACATCCCAGAAGGGGTCGTCCCCGTTGTTTGGGTCTGCTTGTTGTTCAGCCTGCTTTACGATTTGATATCTCGTAAACTCCTCAACAGTTAAGTCAATGCTTTGACCACTGTAAGGGTTTGTTGTTTTTATTTTCTTGTCTGTATTCATAGTCCTATATTGTCCTACTATTGATCTACTGTCAATAGACAATATAAAATTGCACACAGGCCAAAGGCCAAAATCATAGAGAGCCCAAGAGGGCTCTCTACAAATATTATATTAAATAGTTCTATCATGTTCCCATAATTCCGAAATAAGCTATGCCAATGGCACCAACTATTCCTATTAAAATAAATAATTCAATCATGATACCTTTCGTTTATATGTTATCATTGGGTCAATGCAAGTTGTGTATCTCTCTAACACTGTGTCCCAAAAACACATATATTTCTTGCCGTCACTTTCCCAAACTCTGCAACCCTCTTTACTCATGTTGCCAACTCTAAATATAACTTTGTTATATTTTTTAGCGAACCATGAAACAGCAAAGTCTGTGTTTCTATGTATCTCATCTGCTCTCGCTTCTAGTTTTTCTATGCTCATCTGTATGCCTTTCGTTATAGGGGATAGTATATTATTATCCCCTATACGTCAATAGTTAGTTTTGTGCGATTTGTTTTATTTTGGAAGTATCCACAACCCACGCAATTCCAATCTTCTTGGTTGTTTGGTCAAGCGCCCTCAATAAATCTTCAGGTGTTCCACTTTCCATAACTGTATCAATGGAGTGTCGCTTTAACTCTTCAAGCTGTTTAAGCTTCAAGCCTTCAGGTCTACGTCTGATCTCTCTATCAACCAGATCACGCGCCCACTCGGTTAATTGTTCTTTACAATCTTTAAGAGTTATCTTTTCCTCTCGTTCTCTCATAGTGTAGGTAAGGCCTTTATTTGTTGGGTCTTGTTGTTGCTTCTTTTTAAAGAAGGTTCTTGCCTTATCTCTAACCGATTGTAGTTGCTCTTCTGCCTTCTTGAAGTCAGTAAGTATTTTATCAGCGCCCATTTTCTTTGCGAGCTTGCCTACTATCTTTTCAGTTGCTTCAGCTCTATATTGTTTTACCAACAGTTCTTGTTCTTCAATCAAAGGGTCAAAGTTTCTTCTCACCTTTTCTTTGAAGTGGTCTAGTTGATACTTCGTCATTGTTTTTGGCATTGTTTATCCTTTCGTTATTATTTATGCTTGACAATAGTATTATCCTATATTATATATGATGTCAAGTTTAATGACGTGAGCCTCCAAAACTACACGTCATTAAGCTGGCTTGAAGGCGATGCATGACCTCGCCCTTGAGCCCTGGTCCTAGCGATAAAGGAACACCAGATAAGTAGCGTTTATTCGAACCGCGCTGGTAGGACCTGGGGTCAAGGTTGAAAAAAAATAATCAATAGGAACAAGATTGAGATTATTTTGAGAGTGGATTCTTGGCTCACTCAACGCTTGACCAAGCAACAAGTGACCTGGCGCAGGCAAGCCGCAAGCTTCAAGCGCCAAGCCACAAGCTTCAAGCGGCAAGCTTGACAATGACTAGAGGATATTATAGGATGTATCTAGAAGGAGATAATTATGGATAATAAAACATTAAAAAGAATTGCTAAAGCATTAGAAGAACTTATTGCATTAGTTAAAGAAGACATGAAACCAAAAAAGAAAAAATGAAAACAAGTGAAGCGTTAAAGATTACCGGAAGCCTATCCAAGCCCAGCAAGATGCCTGGCTGGGCCTACGGTCTCCCTGCAAAAGAATGTAAAACAGGGAGCAAGTTGGTGAAGATTCCCGGCTCTGTTTGCTTCGACTGTTACGCTTTGAAGGGCTGTTATGTTTTCAAAGTTGTCCAGGATGCGCAATACTTCCGCCTGAAGGCCATCAGGCACCCGCTCTGGACTGGAGCAATGGCAACAATAATTAATTCTAAGAAATCAAAATACTTTAGATGGCACGACTCAGGAGATGTGCAGGATGAGGACCATCTATTAAAAATATTCGCTGTCTGTAAACTTACGCCTTCCGTTAAGCACTGGATGCCGACGCGCGAGGCGTGGGTGAAAGCCTTCCTTTCGTTGAAGCCTGATAATCTTGTAATAAGATTCTCAGCTCCGATGGTGAATACTTCAGCTCCCAGCACGTGGCCCAATACTTCAACAGTCGTTACAACCGGATCGACATGTCCGGCCCCTAGGCAAAATAACGAATGTAAAGATTGTAGATCTTGCTGGGATCCTGAAGTTAAGAATGTAGCATATGGCCAGCACTAATGGTTTGGTATCATCCGAGTTATTACAAGAAGCTTCGAGAAGAGAGGCGCAAGCTGCAAGCTACAAGCGTCAAGCGCCAAGCTCCGAAAGCCACAAGCAGCAAGCTGCAAGCGACGAGCGGCAAGCTGCAAGCTTCAAGCCACAAGCGACAAGCTCCCGAATAACTTTTCCCTCGTAAAGTTTCCAGTCTCTAGTAGCGAGAGACTTTACCAAGATAAATGTGTTCTTTGGATGTTGCACATGAAACGCAATTTGATGTGGTGAGAAGCGTATTTTATTACCCTTTGTTACTTTCAGCTCAACTGTAAAAAAGTGTTGGTGTTTATTGTATCCAAGCACATCAGGAAGCCCTGGAACTGCCAAATTTTCAATACGATTCCAACATATTGTTGGCGTATTTTTCTTCAAATCTAGCCACAATTTTCTCTCAGGTTTCAACGTAACTACAGCTTTTTAACTACCTTACCCATATGCCATTGTGTTGGTTCTATGGTGATAGCAAGACGATGTGTTTCTCTTACACCAATCAACTTATTTTCCAAAAGCTGAATACCTTTAACATCGTAAAACTCTCCGTTGGGTAACACAACTTGCACCCTTGCATTCTGTGCTACTTCACCCTGCATAAATTTATCTAGTGCCTGTCTTAATAACTTTCCTTGCATAATTTCGTGGGGCAGATTCAGTCTCCCTAGCCTGCCCCTAATAACTCTGTCGACACTTGCTTTATACGTTATATTACCTTATATGTCAATTATGGGATTACCAAAGAAACTTACAGAAATGCAAATTAAATTTGCTCAACTGCTTGTAACAAACGAAGGCAGAAAGACACCTACAGAGTGTGCTATCGAAGCTGGATACAACAAAGACAGAGCAACGATTACTGCATCAGAACTACAGTCACCAAAGAAGTACCCTTTGGTTGTTAAATACATTGGTGAGATTAGAGATGAATACAACAAGAAGTATGAAGTAGACTATGGTAAACACATAGCTGAACTAGGTAAGATAAGACAAGCAGCATTAAACAAAGGTGCATGGTCAGCAGCTGTAAATGCAGAAGTAGCTAGAGGTAAAGCAGCTGGGCTTTACATCGAACAAAAAATTATTCGTACTGGTAAACTCGAGGATTTAACTGCTGAAGAACTTGAGAGTCGTATGAAGACAATAATAGATGAGTACTCTCCGATTCTTGAGGGTGTTGATGAAAAAGAACTAAAAGCACAAGTGCTATCAAAACCAAAATCTCATAAAGATTCATAACTTAATCTTCTCCATCTCTACTATACAATCCATTGGAAATATGTTTGTGTCACTAAATACTTCATCTGTTGTGTCGTAAGAACTAAATGTAATCAAGAAT